GGCAGTACCCGGACAAGACCTTCGCGCACGAGTACGCGCGGTTCCAGGAGGAGAACCTCCCGATCTTCACCTGGTGCTACAAGGACACCTCCAACCCGATCGACGGCTGGCTGGACCAAGAGACCATCGACCAGAAGCGCCGGGAGATCCCCGCCGAGATGTGGCGGGTGGAGTACGACCTCGGTGAGCCCAGCATCGGTTCCCGTGCGATCGACTCGGCCTCGGTGGAGAAGATGTTCGGTCTACCCGAGAAGGCGATCCGAGAGAGCGTGTCCAAGGAGCGCCAGGTGCACCGCTTTGAGGACCCCAAGGGCGACGCGGAGTACGTGATCGGCGCGGACTGGGCCAAGGAGCAGGACTGGACGGTGATCACGGTGGCCGACGTGACCCGGTTCCCGTGCAAGGTCGTGCACTGGTCCCGGATGCGCCGGCTGCCCTACCCGGTGATGATCGGGGAGTTCAACCGGCTGATGAAGGAGTACAACGCCGAAGGCATCCACGACGCGACGGGGCTGGGTGGGGTGGTGGCGGACTACATCGACAGGCGGGCGCGGGGTTTCCTGATGACCGGGGCGAACCGCGACAACATGCTGAGCGAGTACGTGAGCTCGATCGAGAACCACCGCTGGCTGGCTCCGCGGGTCCCGGTCTTCTACAAGGCCCACCTGTACGCCTCGGTGGACATGCTCTACGCGCGCGGGAAGGAGTTCCACCTCCCGGACGAGATCTGCTCGATGGCGCTGTGCTACCGGCTGGTCTCCAAGCGGGCGATCCCCGCACACCCGATCATGATCAAGGGCGACGACGGGCCCACCTTCATCGAGGAGGAGATGCGTCAGAACAAGGACGCTGCGCGGAAGCCCGGGAACTGGGTGGTGGGCTCGGTCCAGAACAAGAGCCAGGAGGTCGCCGAGGACCTGGACCTGATGGTGTGACACCGATGGGAGACTGAAGGCATGGCAGACGTGCGGCTTCCCCAGGGCGACATCTCTACCTGGGACGAGGACAACGCGGGCGACGAGATCCCCCAGCGCGTCGGGCCCATGGAGGAGCTCGGTGTCTCCGGGCTGAAGCGGGTCTCAGGCTACGTCGACGAGGAGTTCCTGCCGGCGCTGCGTGGCCGCAAGGCGGTCCGGGTCTACCGGGAGATGGCGTCCAACGACTCCATGGTCGGGGCGCTGCTGTTCAGCATCGACAAGCTGATCCGTGAGGTCGAGTGGAAGGTGCTCCCGCCCGAGGGCGGCGAGGAGGGCGAGCAGGCTCAGGAGTTCCTGGAGTCCTGTATGGAGGACATGTCCCACAGCTGGGACGACCTGATCGGCGAGATCCTCTCGATGATGACCTACGGCTGGTCCTGGCACGAGATCGTCTACAAGAAGCGGATCGGGCCCTGGGAGAAGGACCCCCGGAAGCGCTCGAAGTACACGGACGGGAAGATCGGCTGGAGGAAGATCCCGATCCGCGCGCAGGAGACCCTGATGCGCTGGTCCTTCGACGAGACCGGTGGGATCCGGGCGATGGTGCAGATGGCCCCGCCTCGGTACCAGACCACGGTGCTGCCGATCGAGAAGAGCATCCTGTTCCGCACCTCCATCGCCAAGGGCAACCCCGAGGGCATGTCCCTGCTCCGGAGCAGCTACCGCTCCTGGTACTTCAAGAAGCGCCTGGAGGAGTTCGAGGCGATCGGCGTTGAGCGAGACTTGGCGGGCATGCCTGTAGGAAGGGTCCCCGCGGACTACCTGACGGCGGCCAAGGGGACGCCTCAGGCGAAGACCGTGGACGCCTTCAAGAAGATGGTCCGCGGGGTCAGGCGTGACGAGAACGAGGGCCTGGTGCTGCCGACCCAGTACGACCCGGACACCAAGCAGCCCCTCTTCGACTTCGAGCTGATGAGCTCGGGAGGCACCCGTCAGTTCGACACCAACGGGATCATCAACCGCTACGAGCAGCGGATCCTGATGAGCGTGCTGGCGGACTTCATCCTGGTCGGGCACGAGGACACCGGCTCCTACTCACTGCACACCGACAAGACCGGCATCTTCCGGGCCGCTCTGAACGCGATCACCAAGACCATCGCCGACACCCTGAACCGGTACGCCGTGCCTCGGCTGTTCGCGGTGAACGGCTGGAAGCTGGACGAGCTGCCCAGGTTCGAGCCCACCAACGTGGACCCGCCGGCTCTGGACCAGCTGGCTGCCTTCATCTCCTCGACCGCCGGCGCGGGCATGCAGTGGTTCCCGGACCCGGAGCTGGAGAAGTACATCCGCGAGATCGCCCGCCTGCCCGAGATGACCGACGAGGACGTGGACTACAAGCGGATCATGCTGGAGCAGCAGCAGGCCATGGAGTACGGCTCGGGCCAGATGGAGCTGCTCGGTCTGCAGCAGAAGGCCGAGATGACGGCGCAGGGGATGACCCCGGAGCAGGCCCAGATGCACTCCGAGACCCCGCACCCGGCTACGGCAGACGCTCAGGCCCAGCAGGCTCAGATGCAGGCCGAGGCCACCAACCAGCCGCCGCCTGAGGACCCGAACGCTGGACCGCAGCATCAGCGCGAGAAGGAGAAGATGATGCTGGCGGAGAAGACTGCGCAGAGCGCGCACTCGCGCGAGAAGGAGAAGATGCGGCTCTCCGACACGATGGCGAACCGCGAGCACAAGCGCACCAAGGAGCAGATCCGGGTCAAGGACCGCTCGGCTGCCACCAACACCAAGCTGAAGCTCCAGCAGATGAAGGCCCAGAAGCCGGCCAACGCGCTGGCTGCGAAGAAGACCGCGAAGACCGCTTCACCTGCGAAGAAGACGGCGAAGAAGCCTCCGCCGAAGAAGGGACGCTGAGATGCCGTTCAAGAGCGTGGCACAGCGCCGGTACCTGCACGCCAAGCACCCGAAGATCGCTCAGCGCTGGGAGGCCGAGGAGAAGAAGGTGTCGAAGATGTCGGTGAAGACGGAGGGCTGGCTGAAGCCGGTCGTGGCCGGCACGGTCGCCGGTGGCCTGGCCAACCAGTTCCCGCGCGTGCAGGACATCGAGCGGGCGCACCGGCGGAAGAAGAAGGGGGCCGTCAAGAAGATGCTGCTCCCGGTCTCCGACGACCCCACCTTCAACCAGGAGGCCGCGCAGAAGACCTTCGACCTGATCATGAAGATGGACGACGACACCGCCGAGATGTACTCGGTGATCCTGGTCGGAGAGCTGTTCGAGACCGACATCGAGAAGAACCTCGGCACCCTGCAGCGGCACCTGGACGAGGTGATCTCCAAGCAGCTGGCGAACGTGAAGCAGGCTCACCTCCGGCTGGTTGCCAAGGGCATGGACGACGAGCAGGCAGTCGCCTACGCCCAGGCGCTCGCGATGTTCGACGGTGCCATCTCCAAGGTGAAGAACCCCTACGAGCACGGCTACCACTTCAAGGAGTCCGACTTCCGTCGTGACCCCACCACTGGCCGCTTCCAGATGAAGGTCACCGAGCGGCAGACCCAGGAGCTGAAGCCGAAGATGGCGCAGGCCATCCTGGGCACCGAGACCCCGAAGAAGGTCGGGGACAAGGACCTCCACGAGGAGGACCGGATCCGGTTCCAGGACGAGTACCGGCAGCTCTCGGACTTCCTGGGCTCGGTCTCTCAGTCCGCCGGCGGGAGCGGGAACCAGCAGGTGCTCCTGCAGTTCAAGGACAAGAAGACTGGGGAGACCTGGTCTCAGGTGCACACGGGGCGCACCCCGCCCAAGGACCTGCTGGCTGACCCGGACACCCGGCTGATGGGTGCGATCGCGAAGCCCGAGACGCTGACCGCTGGTGGAGCTGCCTTCGGGCTGGCCACCGCGATGGGTGGCTCGATGTCCCCGCAGAGTGTCGCGTCCACGAACGCAGCTGGGCGGAATGCTGGAACCTTCGCTGAGCAGTGGTTGTCGTCTGGAGAAGACAGGAACACCAACGCCAAGCTCTACGGTCGGACTGCTGCGGCAGGGACGTTCCTGGGTGCTGTGGGCCCGCCTGGATCCAAGGTCCAGCTGGCCGGCAAGGTCGCGGAGATCGTGGGCCAGGCCGGTCCTGAGGCGGAGAAGGTGCTCGGCCCCACCTCACGGAAGACCGCCTACCGGTACCGGGGCACCGAGAAGACCCCCGAGCGGGCGATGGTGCGCGCGTACGGGCAGGGTGTGAACCAGGCCAAGATGTACAGCCCCACCACCGAACTGGAGCACGGAGTCCGGGAGCCTCGTCGGGCCGGGAAGCCGGGCGCTCAGCCGACTGCGCACCAGATGGCCCTGGCGCGTGCGGAGCGGGAGAACCGCGGTCCGACCTGGGACGAGCGTGAGCTGGGTCGTCGGGCAGTGGTGGACCACCTGCGCGCGAAGATGCCCCAGAAGAGCCTGTACGACCTG